ATTAAAAAGGTATAGAATTAAACGAAGAAACCAAGCTTTAAACGAAGCAAGACGTTTAATTATTAAGTACTCTGACCAAAAAATAGGCACTAGAGGAAAAGATAAAAACGGTACGGTAAGAGAATTAACGGATATTCTTTTTAGCGTTCGTCATAATCGATACGTTTTCAAATACAACAAGATTACAAGAGGTGTGAAAACTAACGAATACAAAAAGGCATAGTGGCAACGCAAAATAACATAAATAAAGTTGCTGTTGAAAAGTATAGACAGAAACTTCAACTCATTAGAGCTGGAGCAACTGCCAATTTAAACGAAACCAAATCAGACCAACAAAAGCGTATTGAAATACTTAAAAAAGATTGGAAGGCTATGGTAGAGTATTATTTCCCTCACTATGCTACAGCTGAGTGTGCTGATTTTCACATCGAGTTTTGTAAAATGGTGGAAAAAGACCCAACCTTTAAAGGATTTGCAGAATGGGGTCGTGGTTTAGCAAAATCGGTTTATGTAGATATTATTATTCCTTTTGGTTTATGGTTTCGTGGCGAGAAAGTATATTTAGTTCTCGTTGGAAATAATGAAAACAAAGCAAAACAACTCCTCTCTGATTTACAAGCTGAGTTTGAAGCAAACGCTCGTATAATTCACGATTTTGGTGAGCAACAAAAAACTGGTTCTTGGGAAGATGGTTTTTTCATCACTCAAAGCGGTTTTATTGGTCAGGCTTTAGGTATGGGACAATCTGTAAGAGGTTTACGTGTAAAGAGCCAAAGACCAACTATGTGTGTGTGTGATGATATTGAGACAAAAGACTTAGTAAAAAACCCAAGAAGACAGGACGAAGTGGTTAGATGGATTGAACGAGACTTAATTCCAACTATGGATGGAAGCTTTAGACGATTTATTCAAGCCAACAACCGTTACGCTCCAAGAATGATACAAACCGAGTTACAAGATAGACATCCAAAATGGAAAGTACACCATATAAAAGCCTACAATGCTTCAACCTACGAACCACGATGGAAGCAAAAATATAACCATAATTACTATAAAGAATTAGAGGAAGAAATTGGCACATTAGCAGCTAACTCCGAATACAATGGAGAGCCACATGTAGAAGGTAAAATTTTTAAAGATGAACACATACAATGGGCAAAAGCCCCAAACAAAAATCATTTCAGCCATATTGTTGGTCATTGGGATGTTGCTTACGCAGGAACAGAAACAGCCGATTATAACGCCGTCAAGGTTTGGGGAACAAAAGACAAAGATTTTTGGATGATTGACTGCTTTTTAAAAAAGAGCAAAATGAGGGCTGCAATTGAGTGGATGTGTCAATATCAAATTAACCTTCCCGAAACAGTAATTATACATTGGAGGTTTGAGGCTCAATTTTGGAACGACGAAGTGGAGCGAACAATTCAAGAGGTGGAACGTGAATTTGGTATTAAATTAAACATTGTAAAAGTGCCTGCTCCTAAAGGGAATAAATACGATAGGATGTTAACCATGCACCCGTATTACCAAAATGGCAGAATCTATTATTCAGAAAAATTAAAAGGACACAATGATACTCTAGTGGGCATTGCCCAGCTTAAAGGTATAGAGCCAGGATATAAAGTAAATGATGACTCGCCTGATGCCGACCAACAAGCTATAGAGTATCTTAGTTCTTTTATAAGAGTTTCAAGCTATGGAGCTCCAAAGTTTGGAGAACGTAGAAGGTCAGACAAATCATATTAATTCAATCAATTATGGCATTAGTATTTTTAACCGATAACGATATTTTGACAAGCATCCGTGATGTATTTTTAGACCACATAACTGATGAAGACCAAACCATTATCGATAAAGCTGAAGCATCAGCAATAAGTAAAATGAAAAGCAAACTTTCAGGAAGGTTTGATGTTGATGCCATTTTTACAGCTACAGATGAAGATAGAGACCCTTTAATTTTAGAATACTGTGTGGCGATTTTCTTGTATCGTTTACATGGTCGAATTAATCCTCGCAAAGTACCTTCAAAAGTAAAAGAACAATACGACGAAGCGATGGAATGGCTTAAAGGCGTTATGATGGGTAAAGAAAACCCAGCATTACCAATTTTACCTGATGATGAATTAGGTAGCAATTCTGCTCGTTATGGAGGCTCACAAACACCAAAAGATAATTTTTATTAATTAAGAATATGGCAAATAATATTTTGAATAAAGTAAAGGAAAAAGTGAACGAATCATTACAAAGATATGTAATAGCTCGAACTCCTTCTAACATTCTAAGAGCTGCTGGAGAAAGCAAAAGAACTGGTGGACAACAAAGTACCATAATTGACAACACACCAAACTTGTTAATGGCAAAAGATATTCAAGGCTGGAAAAGTGCTTTAAACGCTGCAAGAGCTGTTGATAATCCTAGCCGTGTTGCTTTAATTGATGTATTCAATAACATTAAAGTTGATGCTCACTTAATATCCGCTTTAGAAAGCAGAACCTTGCGTGTACAACGGTCAAAATTTGCCATATACAATACTGCAACAGGAGAGGAAAATCCTGAATTAACCAAGCTTTTTGAAAAAGTGTGGTTTAACAATTTTATTGAATTTTCCATGTTATCAGTTTTTCAAGGCACGCAAGTTATAGAGTTGTTCGAGACTGACGAGCTGGGCGAAATTAAAACCATTAATCTATTTCCACAGAAGCACATTAAACCTGATAAAGGAATTATTGTAAAATCGCCAAACGATGATAAAGGTACAAGTTACAGAGATGGAATGTTAGGAACTTTTTATATTCAAGTTGGAAGAGATGAGCAGCTAGGTATTTTATCAGACATTGCTCCTGTAGTACTCATTAAAAAGTATGCATTATCTAGTTGGAGTGATTTTACCGAAAAATTTGGTGTTCCTCCGAGATATGTAAAAACAAGTACTACCGATACTAAGAGATTGAAGGAATTGGAATCAATGATGCAAAACATGATTTCTTCAGCTTGGGCAATTTTGCAAGGCGACGAAGTGTTGGAAGTACTCGATGTTAAAAGTGCTGATGCTTACAATACATTTGATAAGTTAATTGTTCGTTGTAATTCCGAAATTAGTAAACGAATTTTAGGACAGGACGGCACCAGCGACAATAAAGATGCTTCAGGAACTTACGGAAGTTTACAGATATTACAAGGTGTTGCAAACGATAGACATGAAGCGGATAAATACATGATTAAAAACCTTGTAAACAATGAGCTTATCCCACGTTTAAAATTAATCAGCCAAGCATATAGTGGCTTAGAAGGTCATTACATGGATTGGGACGAAATGTATGATTTACCAGTTGACAAGTTAATTGAAGCTGTTACCAAATTAGGTACACAATACAATATAGATCCTGAATACATTACCGAAAAAACGGGCATACCAATATTAGGAGTTAAAGACACAGCATTACCAAATATCGACAACGGTAGTGGAGGTACTGGTGCGGGAAAGTAGTTAGCCTTTTTAAGGCAAAACTACGAGCTTTTTATAACGAAAAACCATTAACCTGCGGTTGCGACTCGAAACCAACTATTCTTGAATCTATTGACTTAACTGGTTGGGGAAAAGTAATGGAATCCATTGCAAAAGGATTGCATGATGGTACTATTAAGCCTGAAAAATTATCGAAAGAAGCTATTCTAAAAACCTACCAAGAATTGAATGATGGTGCAGCAGATGGTTATGATAAAAATTGGAACAATTTTAATCAGGACCAGGAGAGTTTAAAAACCGTTCAATCACTAAAAAAGAACATATACTTATTTAGTGGAGCAAAAACTTATTCAATGCAGCAAGAAATGAATAATTTATTGCACGCTGATGGTAAAATAAAGCCATTTAACGACTTTAAAAACGATGTATTAAAGATTAATCCTACTTACAATAAAACTTATTTACAAGCCGAGTTTCAAACAGCTAGAGCAACAGCTAACCACGTTCGTAATTGGCAACAATTTCAAGCTAATAAAGACATCTTTCCAAATCTACAATATAAAACTGTGGGCGATGCTAGAGTGCGTGATGCTCATCAACAACTTAATGATGTTATAAAACCTATTAATGACCCTTTTTGGAATAATTTTTATCCGCCTAATGGATGGCGTTGTAGATGTTATGTTACCCAAACAGCCGATACTATCACTACAGGCAAATTTACGGAGCCTTTAAAGTATGGAGTAGATGCTGCATTTCAAAACAATGCTGCTAAATCAGGTTCTATATATAATAATAACAAACATCCATATTTTGCTTTAGCCAAAGCTGGAGGAAAAAAAGTTGCATCAGAAATGGAGTTAAGCAAAAATAACGCACCTTATGAAACTGCTTATACAGCTCAAAATGGTTCTAAAGTAAAAGTAAATCCTTTTGCTGATACTAATGATTTAAAAGGAAATTATGAAGCTGCTGTTAGAATTTCGGAAGGATTGGGTTTAAATGTGAAAATAAGACCTCATTTAGATGGGCATATTATTCAACAAAAAAACCCTGAATTTGAAATAAACGGAAAACTTGCTGACCGAAAAACTCCTGAAGGAACAAAAATTAAACGTGTTTTCAGAAAAGCAAGCAAACAAGGTGTTGAAACTGTTGTATTGGATTTAAGCAAAACAGAACTAAATATCGAAACGGCTAAAATTCAATTAAAAAACATCTTTAGGAATGCAAATAATCATCCTGATATTAAGAATGTTATTATTATTTCAAAGGATGGGAATACAGTAGAGAAGCACTCAAGAAAAGAGTTGATAAAATAAAAGCATCAACCAAAGATTGATGCTTTAATATGTAGTGGAACTTCAAGGAATAACCCGAGAAGGTAATTACATAGAGCAAATATACGAACAAAACGGTAAAATAGTTTAAAACATGGCAAATATTAACCAAGCACCCGATTTTGAGGCAATGTTTAAAGGCATTGTTTCAAAAGCTCCAAGAGTAGCTTCAGTAATGGCTTTAAACTTTTTTAAGGACAGTTTTGCCAATCAAGGATTCACAGACATTGCTTTAGTAAAATGGGAATCTAGAAAAAATGAAACTAGACCAGGAGGAGCAATTTTAACTTCAACTGGTAATTTAAGAGATAGCACAGTTATAAGTAAAGTAACACCAAAGCAAGTCATTTTGTCTAATGCTGCTCCATACGCTAAAATACATAATGAAGGCGGAACAATTACTGTAAGTGTGACACCAAAAATGAAAAAATATTTTTGGGTGATGTTTAAGGCAACTGGTAACAACATGTATAAAGGCATGGCTCTAACAAAGAAAAGTAAAATAACAATT